GTGTATTCCATAAAAAAACCCCTCTCAATCAATATGGTAATAATACCACACTGGTTGGAGGGGTCAAGAACTTTCGTATTAGACATTAGTCTAATATAGTTGTCGTGCGACTTCTTCCATTTGTTTTGTCATATCATCTAACTCTTCTACGGTACGAGGTTCATATCCGAGAACGGATTCTTCCTGTCCATTCTCTTTTACCCAGATTAAGTCTTTGACGTATAAGAATGAGCATCCATTTAAAAAGTAAATGAAATCTTCTAATACTTCACCGAGACCTTCTGGTTCTAATGTATGCTCGATCACACGGGTCTTTCCATACATATCAGTAAACTCTCGACGGAAGGTATATTTTTCACCCATAATTATTCCTCATACATCTCGTGTAATAGATCACCGACACGAGATCTCCAAGACTCACCGTGCATCTCTGCAATAATATCTTCGATTTCATCTATATCTTTCTTTTGACTCAAAAGAGACACGATATCCTGATCGATATCTAATTGTTCATCACTCATAATATACCTCTACTATTTTTTTACTGGTTGAATATTTCCATTCTTATCAAATTCGATGATCTTACTTTGCTCTAAATGTGCAAGGGTAAGTTCGGTTGCAACTACGACACCTTCTTTCAGACCAGACTGATAAGAAAAGTAAACACACGCAACAATAGTACCTAAAAAGATAATTGCCCATTCAATCGGCATATCATTCTCCTGACGAGGATTGTAAAAGTATTTAGCAATCAAAGTCTTTCTTGAAGTCTTCTACAAAGATTCCAGAGACATTCGATGCATCTAGTGTAGCAAATTCACTAGCATTTGGCAACACAAAAGTGAATTGAACTTGAGCATTGTCTCTCATAAACCACTCTAAGTACTTGATACGATAGTAGTTATCACTTTCTACTGCGTGTGTTTCTATGCCGTAGTTAGGAGTATTCTTAAACACATTGTCAGTTGAGATGCTACCCTTGAGCAAAAAGTCAAATCCAAGACAATACAGTTTAGTATTATCACGACGGATTGCTTCGAGCATTGCATTCATACCTGCATTCGAACGACGACGACGAGAATTGTACTTCGCAGACTCCCATCGTTCATCTTCTGGTGGAATGATTATCTGACTGCGAGGATGTATCTCTTCAGTCAATTCTTTAATCATTCCATCATCAATTGCGACAATATAATCACAGTCACTAAACTCTCGATGGATTGCATTGCAACCATAAATCTCACCGCGGGTCTTGAGTCCATGTAGGTCTATAGGTTTTCGACTTACACCATTACCGACGATGAATGCCGTTGTCTTTGAGCTCATCTTCTAGTTCATCCCAATCTTCATTATCAATATTTTCCGCAACATCCATTAGGTGTTTTTTGAAGTGATGTCTCGATTCCTTTTTAAGGGGTCTCTTGCGAATTCCTTCATTTTCTTCAGTATACTCTTTGAACGATTTTTTGATTCTACCCATATTAGTTTTTTATCTGACTTTCACCAATCTTTAGTTTGCTCAGGAAATGCTTCCATCGTGAGTTTCTTAGTGATACCCTTGAATGGCAACTTCCCGTCCTTCATACCGATCAAAAGTTTTGCGTCTTTAGGATCGATGCTCTCTAACAGACCGATGAAGAGTTGCTCCCTACGAGTCTGTTTGAGATTTCTTTGCGCAGGTTGATCTCCCTGCACGAATAAGTATAACCTACGGAGTTCTGCATAAAACTGTCCTTCAACATCTGATCCCTCTACGAGAGGTTTGTACGGAGGTGTTCCTTCTGGCAATAACCACTTTGCAAGAGGACTATAGGTATATGCCAATACAATAATTGCGGGATGTCCGATCTCTTGTAATTTAGCAATCTTCTCTTTTCGAGTTTCTAATTTCTCGACTTCTTTAAATAATTCGTACATACTTTTCTTTGCCATCAAAATTCTCCGACATGCTCAATCAATAGTTTTAATCGTTTCTTGATAAAATAATTCAAGAGACCTTTCCTTTCCGGTACTTCATATTTATCATACATCTGTATTACTTGATTGCAAATATCATTCGGTACGCAGGATAAGTCTACGAGTTCTTCATTGCGTTTATAATTGCGGAGCATTATTTCGTCACAGAACTTCTCTGGTTCCAGATCAATCCACGACTCTATCTTTTTACTGGATAGTGGTTTCTGTCTTTCCTTTGCAATAATGCACGAATCGTTGGATAGGAAGTTTGGAATACCGTCACCACGATCACCTTTCATAATATGTTCCTTCAGGAATCGAAAAGGATCTGTGATACGAATCCACTTCTTAGTGATAGGGCTGAACTGATCAACATTCACATACTTCTGCAACTGACCAAAGTCTTTGTCACCAGAAAGAATGAGAATCTTCTCAGAATCATCATTTCTTAAATGTACACCGTATCGTTCAGTAAGAACACCGATGATGTCATCTGCCTCGGCACGAGGTACTTGGATTACACGATAAGGGAAGTACTGCTTGAGTTCTTCACGGATGTTATTGAGTGCATCAAAGATAGCACCCCAATCCAGATCAGACTTCTCACGGTCTTCCTTACGATGTGCCTTGTAATATGGGAAGAGATCTTTTCTCCAATAGTTCTTATCATCACAACAGATGACAAGTTCTCCATAGTCTTTGACGAATTTCTGACGATACATACGGATACTATTCAGTACCATGTGTCTCACCAAATCTTCATTGAGATCAGACTTACCTTTAATTTGAATCATCAAGTTGCTGATCATTACTTGATTCAAGTCTAACAAAATCATGATATGTGCTCACATATAATCTATCTACTCTTATATAGTCTCATAGATCTGTGTTTGTGTCAACCCCCCAAATTTTATTAATGTCTGGATAAAAAACACCATGCTGACGTTTGGGTTCACCATTGGCATCATATGCCATATGTTTACACACATAACCAATTTTGTTCTGCCCAAACTCACCCCAATACATATCTAACCATGTGCCGTTTTCAAGATAGTTCTGCATATTACGTGCATAGTTTTCGCAACGAATTTGTTTTGCTTCAGCATCTTTGATTCCTTGCTTTGCTTCACGTTTATATCGTGACGCAAGTTCACGTTGAGTCTTAATCCACTTCCTAACATTGTTCATACAAAGTTCATCTTCGTCTGATAATGCTAAAACCTTTGGAGCAATGTTTTTGTATTGAGGAGGATTTTCCTTCATACGTTTTTCACGTGCGACACGCAACCGTTCTGCCGCTGCTTGTTTTTGCTCTTCGGTCATTACCCGTTTTTTGCGAAACTTCTTGACTGCCATAACTATTTCCTAGATAAAGATTTTAAAAGTGCTTTCCACTCTTCTGATCTTACATTCCAATTGTAGTTGTTGTCAACCCAATTTTTTTGGAAAAGCATTTTTTGTTTAAAATTCTTATCCTCAATCTGCATACGAATCGCATGGTTCAGTATGTTTGCAAAGTAGTTTGCGTGTGCCTGTACATCTTCATTGTACTGATACATTGTTGCAAACCCACTAGTCGTTTCTGGCAATGCACCAAGGTTAGGACATACAACTTGGCATCCTGCAGACATTGCCTCGATTGCGGCAATACAAGATGTCTCGATCCAAGTATTAGGATATGCAAAAATGTGCGACTCTTGCAATGCCTTGCGGACAGTATCATTCGGTTGGTAACCGTGGTAAGTCATGTGTGGGTGTTTTTCAATCTGATCAAATAAATCATAATATGGTTCATCTCTTTCAATCCACCCATATGCCTCAAATGAAGAATATACATCTAGATGAATTTTATCCTTATAATCTTCCGCAAGTGCTTCGAATGCGGCAACAAGAATGTTAAGACCACGATGCGGTGTTGTATGATAGATCAAACGAATGACATCATCTTTCTTGTCTTTGTACTCGATTGGTTCGATTGCATTCTTCAGTACAACAGACTCACTATAAGGGACACCTAAACCCATACTATAAGTAGACAACTGGTAGTTAGAAACAAATACCAATTTCTCAAATCGTTTCCTTGATGCTTCGTCTTTCAGATGCTGTGCTTCTGGATCGTTCCAGAGATCGTGCAACCATAGGATACGAGGTTTATCGTCCAACTCACGAACACGAGAACAAATAATTTGGAATTGCTCTAATAGATCAGAAGAGACTCGATCTTTGAGTCCCTTCATCATCATCTCTGTTCCACCCATTGCACCTTTGTAAGTTCCATCCTTACTCGGTCCTTTACTCATTGTAAATTCACTCATACTTTCCACTTAAATATTCCATTACACTTTCTGGTGACGATACACCATATGGATCTGGATCGTCTTCAGTTGCATCTGGTTCTGCAAACATTTTTTCAATGACACCATTATCCACAATCATTGCATATCGACGAGATCGTGTTCCAAAACCAACTACAGACATGTCTAGATCCATGCCCATACCTTTAGTAAACTCAGCATTGCCATCAGGAATGAAGTCAATCTTTCCTGCACAATCATGCTCTAGTAACCACTTGCGCATAACAAAAGTATCATTAACCGACAAAACGTAAATTGAGTCAACCCCAAGTGCTTTGATAGCTTTGTGTTGTTGCACAAAACCCGGCACTTGATAGGTAGAACAAGTGGGTGTATATGCACCCGGTAGTGCGAATACTAAAACACGATTGCCTGAAAAGATTTCTTCTGTTGTTACATCTACCCATTTGAATGGATTGTCCCCTCCGATAGATTCATCACGAACTCTCTTCTTGAAAGTCGTTTNTGGTACGCGCATTNCTTCTTTCATTTAATTCCTCTTGTATAATTTTATNTTCAAGTTTACCTGCCTTCTTGCTTTTGTGTTTAGATTCTGCTTTTAATAATCTTAACCACAGTTTCTTTAAGTTCATCCTTGTCCTCTGTATACCTTATA